CCGACAACCAGATAAGGAGGCGCAAACACATTGCGAAATAGCATCGATTACCCCGGCGAGCGGGCGCCGCGGCGCCCCGCCGTGATCGCCCAGGCCGGATACACCGGTCAGAACCACTTTTCCGTTACATATGGAGACCAGAAAGTGACCGTCCGCGCCGAGGATGGCTATGCGGCCCTTTTTACCGCCGCCAAGCACTGGGGCTATAAATTCACCCGCCCGGAGTACCATCAGAACGCCCGCGCGACCAAGCTCCACTACACGCCAGACACCCGGCCGGGGGCGTTGGTATGAGGTTCGTGTGCGACGCCTGCCAGGATATCACGAACATCGAGGCCGACCGGATGGAGATCCAGGGCGAGAAGCTGATGGTGTACAGCCGCGGGCGGCTGGTATATGTGGCGGATCTCGGCCAGATCATGCTGGCCAAGCTTACGCCGGGGAGGGAGGACGGCAATGGACTTAGAACAAACCGCGATTGAGCGGCTGAAGATGGCCTCGGAGATGAGCTTGCGGCTGTACAAACAGCCGCTGGTGATCACGTACTCGGGCGGCAAGGACTCGGACGTGCTGCTGCATCTGGCGGAGGCAAGCGGGATCACGTTTGAGGTCCTACATAGTCTCACAACGGCGGACGCGCCGGAGACTGTCTGGCATGTGCGGGATACCTTCCGCCGCTTGGAGCTGGCTGGCGTAAAATGCGACATCGATACGCACCGGACGCCGGACGGCGGGAACGTGACGATGTGGAATCTGATCCCGCGTAATTCCGTGCCACCTACAAGAATCAGCAGATATTGCTGCAGGGAACTGAAGGAAACCGGCGGAAAAGGACGTTTTATTGCGACGGGAGTCCGGTGGGCAGAGTCTGCAAGGCGGAAGCAATCACACGGCGTTATGGAAACTAGCCACAAGGACAAAGACAAGCGAATTATCCTAATGGACGACAACGACGAGCGGAGAATGCTCCTGGAAAACTGCCAGCTGAAAGCTCGACGGACGGTAAATCCAATCATCGACTGGAAAGACGAAGACGTTCTCGGCTACTGCGACGAGCAGAAGATTGCGATGAACCCGTTATACGCCTGTGGCTGGAAACGAATTGGCTGTATCGGATGCCCTCTTGCCAAAAAGGCAACGCGATACGCCGAATTTGCAAGGTATCCGAAGATTAAAGCCGCATATATCCGTGCGTTCGGCCGGATGCTCAACGAACGGAAGAAGCGGGAGCCATCGAACGACTGGCAGACAGGCGAGGACGTGATGCACTGGTGGATGGAGGATGGCGTGCTGCCGGGACAAATGGTTCTTGAAGGAATGGAGGAGGACACGCTATGACAGACAAGGAAATCGTGCAGGCGCTGCGGTGCTGCAAATTTGGGGAACCGTGCGATCGCTGCCCGGTAGTGAGCGATCAAAACTGCGTGAACGTAATGCATAAGCGCGCAGCCGACCTCATCGAGCGCCTGACCGCCGAGAACGCGGCGCTGCGGGAGAAAGTGCCGCAGTGGATCAGCGTGGAGGACAGGCTGCCGGAGGCGTGGAAAAACGAAGAAGACAATACGCTTATAAATTACATGATTTATAGCCCGTACTTTGGCGTTGATATTGGCAATTATCACAAAGAGGCCGGGACGTGGCTGTGCATGGCCTTGCCGTGCACCGTCACCCACTGGATGCCGCTGCCGGAAGCGCCGGAGGAAGGAGACAAGGCATGAGCAAAGCTGTTTTGATCAGCATTCGCCCTGAGTGGGCTCGGAAGATCCTGAACGGGAGTAAAACGGTCGAAATCCGCAAGACGCGCCCGAAGATGAACCCGCCGTTTAAGTGCTACATCTACTGCACGCAGAGCGCTGATATGCTTTGGATTTTGAAGGAAAGGGAACGGTATCTCCATCCTGATAAAATAGCGGATGTTTTCAAGGCTGCTAAATGCGGCGGAGCATATCGGGGGAATGGCAAGATCATCGGTGAATTTGTATGCGACGACATTTTTGAAAGGATCGTCAGAGTAGGAGCAATCTGTGAACCGCCGAAATATTGCATCTGCGACTGGAACATGGACTGCACACCACTTGATACGCTTCTTGCGGATGCCTGCCTGACAAAAGACGAGCTGGAGAAGTATCTGGACGGCGGCGTCGGCTACGGCTGGCACATTTCCAACCTCAGAATTTACAATCACCCGCGCAATCTGTGGGAGTTTACCGGCCTGCGGGAGACAAAATTCGGATTGGCACCAGGACCGATCACCCGCCCGCCGCAGAGCTGGCGGTATGTGGAGGAAGAACTATGGAACGACTGACTGAAAAGTACTGTCTCGCGGAAGACCACTACATGAAATGCTCGGAAGACTGCAACGTGGATATGGATTGCGTGGATTGCCCAGCGTTTGACAAGCTAATTGAGCGACTCGCGGACTACGAGGACACAGGGCTGACGCCGGAGGAAATCAAGGCTCCATTTACGGAGGACACGATGATAAATCTGGCAGCGCAGGCGCTGGGCGTGGAGCCTAGCCGCCTCCGCGAGCTTGCCGAGGCCGACAAGGACGGGCGCGTGGTGGTGCTGCCGTGCAAGGTGGGAGAGCGCTGGACAGATGAGGACGGTCGAGCAGTGCAAATAACCGCAGTAATCGTCAGCATAGAGCCATTCGGGACGAACATCAACATCTACTTTGATCATGAGGATGCAACGCCGGACGATGCGGGAAGTGACTGCATGGCAAATTGGAATTATTTCAGACGCCACTATACCTGCATTGAGGCAGAGCGGGCGATTCAGGAAATGGAGGGCAAGAAGAATGGCAAAACGTAAAAACATGATGGACATGATGGATATGACGCCGGTCTGTGAGCGGTGTGGGAAGGTCGCGCCGGTGGACGAAAAGCTATCGACTCCGAACTGGACAGTTTACCGGACAAAAGAGCCGTGCGAATGCGGCGGGAAATACACGGCGCGTGCGTTTTTGGACGACAGCGTGCTTTCCTCGTGCGATAAGGAGGCCAACCATGCCTGACGAATACATCAGCCGCGAGGCGGCGCTGAAAGATTTTGAAGCCTGCAACGCGGAAAATCCGCGCTGGACGCCTCCGCGGGTAAAAACGCTCCTGCTGCGTCAGCCAGCCGCCGACGTTGCGGAGGTACACCACGCACACTGGGAAGAAGCGGACTGGCGCGAATATGACGCGCAGAGCGGGGAAACGATTCGCTTTCCTAAAGCGGCAATCGTATGCTCGGACTGCCGGAACGCTTTTAAGAAAGGAACTCTTCGGATTCAGAGTTTCTGCCCGGCCTGCGGCGCGCGGATGGACGGTGCAGCCGAATGAGCGGCCTGCGGTTTGAATCCATGGCGGACATGCCGCCGAGGATGCGGGAGGCTTACGCGCGGCAGATGCGCGACCTCTCAGGCGCTGCGGCGCCAGCTCCCATTCACAAGGGGAGCCATGGGAAGACGAAGTACGGCAGCCGGAAGGATACGCGCGGCGAGCTGCGCTTTGACAGCAAGAAGGAGGCGCGGCGGTATGACGAGCTGATGGTGATGCTGCGGGCCGGGATTATCTCCGACCTGCGGCTGCAGCCGCAGTTCACCTTGCAGGAGAGCTACATCACCGAAACCGGCGAGCGGATCCGCGCGATCCGGTACACGGCGGACTTTTCGTACAAATTCGGCGGCAAGCTCGTCGTCGAAGATGTGAAGTCCAAGCCGACGCGGACAAAGGAGTATTTGCGGAACCGCAAATTCATGCGGTCCAAATTCGGGATCGAGATCCAGGAGGTCTGACATGTCAGAAAAAAACGAGAGCAGCCCACGCGAGGCATGCGGGCTGCCGAAGCAGGGCAATGCCTGTCCGTATGCAAAGCTCGCGCCGGTTCTTTGCGCGCGGTGCGGCTGGAACCCGGATGAGCACGCGCGGCGGCAGGCGCTGCCGCTGACCGAGAACGCCGACGGGCTGCGGCACAAGGACATTAGCCAGCCCGAGGATTGATGTCAGCAATCAGCCGGGGAACCATATTTTTTCGGACTTATGCCGCGGCCGCTCCGCCATGAGACGGCTGCGGGAGGATCACCCCGGCTCTGCACCCGGCCCGCGAAACCTCAAGCCCGCGGGCCGGGGATAAAAAGCGCGTGTGGAACGTGCGCGCGGATGGAAACCATCAACGTTACCCCACGCCGGGTGTCGGGATCGCCTGGCGGCATCGTGTTACCTCCTTATGAAAAGCTGCCTGAGCAGACAAGGGCAGCTCGCCTGCGGCAACAGGGGGACGCGCAGGCGCAGGCGGTGCAAGTCCGCTCTGCATAGGGGCCGGGAGACCGGCCCCTGACGAAAGGAGAATAGGAGATCAAGAAATATGAAAGAATTAGCAGAACTGAAAGACCTTATGGCTGAATTGCTGGATGGTGAAATCCAGTATGAGCCGGAGATGGCTGTTATGGAACGAGGAAAAGAGATCATCAACGAGATTGCAGATTATGCAGAGACAACTGAGCTGTTTAGAAAAGAGCATCATCGCGGCGATATGCTTCAAGGAAAGACCTTCCGCGAGATGTTTCTCTATATGCTTGACTGCGTTTGCAATGCGCCGACCATCTTTCATGTGTCTGCCAGCGTCATCCTCCTCATGCCGTTTGTCCGGGATGCCATGATGAAATACCCGCCGGAGGTGAAAAACTGAAATGTCACACGTAGTCGATCTGACGGGCATGGACTTTGGATATTTGCACGTCATCGGGCGGGATACCAGCAAAAAAGGAGACAGGGCACGCTGGATCTGCCGGTGTAAATGCGGGACCATCTGCAGCAAGGACGGCAGATACCTCCGGAACGGGCATGCAAAAAGCTGCGGCTGCTTCCGGAAAGAACGCGCGGCCACGCTCGTCACCAAGAAGGATCCAGCCAAAAAGCCAAAAGCCGAACCGAAGAAGAAAAAAATCGGCCGCGGCCCGCAGTGGGCAGGCTCCGGGATCTGCTACAACCCACTCTGCCCGACGCGCAACAACTACCGCGGAGCCTGGAGCTGCACCGAATGCCGCTTCTGCCCGGAACGCAAATTTGCCCGCCAGTCGAGGCGGGAGATCATCACAATTTGAAGGGAGTATCAAAATGGCAGAAATCATGGGCGCGTTTGCGCGCGACCTAGACAATTTTGTCGCATACTACGAAAAAAGCAATGGGATACCAGCTTCCGCGGCGAGCAATACCCGCCGCGCATCGTCATGGAGCAGTCCACGCCGCCGCTCTTCGAAGTGGGGGCGGACGGTGCAAAGACGCTGGTGCCTAATCCGACAATTCAGATTATTGGTCGACCGGAAACTGAGGTTGTTACGACCGGCAAACTGCAGATCAGCAAAAAGGATTTCACAAATCTGACCAACCGCGCCGCCGCTCTGCCGGAGCTGTTCCTGCACGGATTTATGCAGGAGCGCAAGGAACTGGAGGCGGCGCAGGAATGATTTTGCTGGAATGCACAGTCGCGCTGCGTGACGGCGATCGGAAAAAGCTTCAGGAGCAGCTTACGGCGGAGATCAGGCAGCCAGTCGTTCTTTTGCCGAGCAGCGTATCGCGGGCGAAAGAGCGGAATATCCTGTTCCTTTGCGACAGAAAGGCTTGCGAGAAATGCAGCTATCCACAGTGCAGGCATACGCCGGAGCTGGAACACGCCAGAAATTTTGCACCAGCAGGATTTACGAAGCGCACGGACGGCGTGTGGGTAGAGCAGGAGGGCGCAACGATGGAAGTGAAGATCGACCAGGACAAACTAGAAAAGAGGCTGGTTGAAACAATGAGGGAGGCGATGGGACTTGAAACAGAAAAACGCAGTCCGCATGGTCTGGCGCTGGGATGATATCTTCTGTGTCTACCGCTGCCCATACTGCGGCCGCCCGGAGAAACCGTGCTTCGAGCTCTGGAAAAAAAGGCGGTTTGAAAAAGAGCCTGCCGAGCCGCTGTACATACTGCAAAGGAGAATTGGAAGGAGTAGAAGGAGAAGAAAATGATCATTGAGATTTTGGAGCTTGCTGCTGCGCTGGAGTGGATCGCGCTGGGCGTGCTGGGATTTTTCGAGCTGCGCAGCCAGAAACGCAGGCTTGAAGAAGCGATAAAGGAATTGGAGAACGCTATCCGCTGAACGCATGGACGGAATCTCCGGCCACGCTTTGAGCGGGCAGAAAAAACAAAGGAGGGCTACAGCATGCAATGGGAACAGGGATGCTTATTCGACGACAACCCGGAATACGATGCGTTCACGTCGAAATTCAAACCCAAAAAGACAACGGACGACTGCTACACGCCACCGCTTGTTTATGATGCGATCCGGGATTGGGCGTGCAGTGAATATGGGATTGACCCGGCATGCATCGTGCGGCCATTCTATCCGGGTGGGGACTATGAACGTTTTGACTATCCGGACGGCTGCGTCGTGCTGGACAACCCGCCTTTTTCGATTCTTTCAAAAATCTGCGAATTCTACATAGACAGAGGGATTGCGTTCTTTCTTTTTGCGCCATCGCTCACGGCGTTCGCCGGCCGATCAGTTGTGATGAGGATGAACCATATCATTTGCGATGCAGACATTACGTATGAAAACGGCGCAGTCGTTCGCACGGCGTTTGTAACAAGTTTCGGAGGAAACATCGCGCAGAGCGCCCCATCACTCGGAAGGGCAGTCGAGCGGGCGATGCGGCAGATAAAGTCGCAGACGAAACGGGAGTTGCCGAAATATACATATCCGGACCATGTGCTGACGGCAGCCATGCTGCAGAAATATGCGCACTACGGTGTAGAGTTTGCGGTTAAGCGCGAGGACTGCACACAGATTGCGAAGCTGGACAGCCAGCGCCCGATGGGGAAAGCAATTTTCGGCGGAGGCCTACTGCTATCCGAGAAAGCCGCAGCCGAGAAAGCCGCAGCCGAGAAAGCCGCAGCAGAGAAAGCCGCAGCGCACGTCTGGAAGCTGTCTGAACGTGAAAAGGGCATCATTGCGAGCCTTGGGAAATAAACCGAGGCAGGAGGAGCTATGGTAAAGAGACACAAGCGCCGGAAGTTTTCCGGGAGGGTCTGCGAGCAGATCGTGTACACGGTGGCGGGCGGCACGGATCCGAAGACCAGCCGGCCGAAGAAGCCGCGGTTCCAGTCGCAGGAAGAACGCGACGAGCTGAACACCAGGGTCTCTGCCGGGAAGTTCGCCGGGATTGTCAACGCCAACTTCGGGCCGACCAGCTACTACTCCACGTTGACGCTCGACCAAGAGCATGAGGTACATACCGCGCAGGAGATGCGCAGGATCCGGGATAAGTTCTACCGCCGCATGGTCTACCGGTATCCGGAGGCAAAGATCGTCATCGTCTACGGCCGGGGCAAATCGACCAACCGCTTCCACCTGCACCTGATCACGGACGGCATTCCTGCCGATGAGCTCGGCAGGCTCTGGGGCCTCGGCAGCGTCATCGACTGCAAGCCACTGCGGAAGCACAATTATTATCTGGATGAAAACGGAAATAAAGTCGACCACGGGCAGGACTACACGGCGCTGGCCAACTACCTGCACGGCCACTGGAAAAAGGAATTCGGCGGCCACCGGTACAAGGCCAGCCGCAGCTGCGTCCGGCCGGAGCCGGAGCCCGCGACCGAGGCGGTCCGGGACTACAGCCCGACGCGCCCGCCAGTCGCCCCGCGCGGCTACATCCTCGTCGAGTCCAGAGCCACGCAGTATGGATTCCTATATTTCAAATATGTATGGGATCCCAAAAACGAGACACATAAGCGGACCGGGAGCCGCCTTCTTTAAGCCTTGTAAATGTGTTGAGTTTTGCGACGAAGAAGGAAGGAGCTGAACAGATGTCGAAACCGAGATACTGGTGGTACGGAAATGTTTGCCGCACCATCGGCGAATACCCGAAACTGAGCCGACAGGTTCGGGATATGAGCCGGCAGAAGATCACGCCGGGATATTCCTCACAGCCAGGCGGGCAATCCTCCGGCCGCGCCGTCGAGGACATTGCGGTGCGCGTCCTGTCCTCACGGGAGTACGAGGACTACACGGCAATCAAGTCCGCCATCAACACCGCGCAGACCTGGCGGGACGGCGGCGATGTGCTGGAGATCGTGCGCCTGCATACATGGATCTGGCCGCGCGAGAGTCTGGAGTCCGCTGCCAGACAGGTACACGTGAGCACATCCACGGCCAAGCGGATGTACAGCCGCTTTGTCTACGAGGCAGCGCGGGCAATGGGCTACCGCAAAAGTTGAGCTAACAGAGCCTAAAATCTGTGCTACAGTGATAGCGTGAAGAATTGGAGGGAACAGGATGCAGCCATGGGCCGCGAGCTTTTACGCGTCCGGGCGCTGGAAGAAATGCCGCGCCGGGTATATCAAGTTCCGCCGGACCATCGACGGCGGGCTGTGCGAAGAGTGCCGGGACAAGCCGGGCTATATCGTCCATCACAAGCGGGCGCTCACTCCGGACAACATCACCGACCCGGACGTCAGCCTGTCCTACTCCAACCTCGAGTACGTCTGTAAGGACTGTCACGATCAGTTTGACGGGCACGGAGTCGCAAAATCTCTGACGCAAAAAATTTTCTTCGACGCCGCCGGCGACCCGATCCCCCCCGTCGCGCGAGGCCGGGGCGCCGGCTGAATCACCGCACGCCCTACCTCGGAAGAATACGCAGGCCGTTCGCGAGGCCCCCCTACAAAAGCGCGGCGATAAGTAATCTACGCGCACGCGCGGACAGACGGCAAAAATCACGCGAAAAGGAGGCGTTTTCTGTGGCGAATCAGCGTGAAAAGACCAAAGAACAGCGGATCCGCGCGGAGAAAGCGCGCCTGAAAAAGCTTTACCGGAATCTGCCGAAGGAAGCGGCCGGGACTGTTGCAGGCCTCATCGATCAGGCAGCATTTATGCGAATCGAGTGCGAGGACATGGCGGACGACCTGCGGGAAAACGGCTGGACGGAGAAATTCCAGCAGTCGGAGCGGCTCGAGCCCTATGACCGCGCCCGGCCGATCGGGCAGGCGTACAACTCAACGAACGCGAACTACCAGAAGATCATCAAGCAGCTCACGGCGCTCCTGCCGAAGCCGGACACCGCGCCGAAACAGGAGGACGACGGCTTCGGCAGCTTCGTCCGGGAGCGTGACGAGGCATGAAGCTCACGCGCTACCCGGAGACCTACAACCCCATCCTCGAGTATTGGGACGCGATCCAGTCGGGCCGCGAGACTGTCAGCCTGAAAGTGCAGAAGACCTACCGGCACGTGGTGGAGCAGCTGGAAAACACAGATTCCGAGTTTTACTACTCGCCGCGCCGCGCCAACCACGTCCTCGAATTTTTTGAAAACTACTGCCACCACTCCAAGGGTAAAGCGGGCGGCCAGCTCGTAAAGCTGGAGCTCTGGGAAAAGGCGCTGCTCGCGACTGTCTTTGGGTTTATCGACATCGAGGGCAACCGCCAGTACCGCGAAGCGATCCTCATTGTCGGCAAGAAAAACGGCAAGTCGCTGCTTGCATCAGGCGTCGGCCTGTATTTACAGACGGCGGACGGCGAGGCTGGCCCGGAGGTCTACGCCGTGGCCACCAAGCGAGACCAGGCGAAGATCATCTGGCAGGAAGCAAAGCGGATGGTCAAGAAGTCCCCGGCGCTCTGCCGCCGGATGCGCAGTCTGGTCGCTGAGCTGGACAGCGATTTTAACGACGGCGTTTTCAAGCCGCTGGCCTCTGACAGCGACACCCTCGACGGCCTCAACATCCACGGGGCCATGATGGATGAGATCCACCAGTGGAAGAGCGGGCGCGCCCTGTACGACATCATCGCCGACGGCGTGACGGCCCGTGAGCAGCCGCTGATCTTTATCACTTCCACGGCGGGCACCATCCGCGAGGACATCTACGACGAGAAATACGAAGAAGCCGAGCGCATCATAAACGGCTACGAAGATCCGGATGGGTATCACGACCAGCGCCGGATCGCGTTTATTTACGAGCTCGACAAGCGCAGCGAGTGGACTGACCCGTCCTGCTGGAAGAAAGCAAACCCCGGCCTCGGGACGATCAAGTCCTACACGGCCCTCAAAGAGCGGGTCGAGCGAGCGAAGAAAAACCCGGCTCTCGTCCGAAACCTCGTCTGCAAGGATTTCAACATCCGCGAGACCTCCAGCGAAGCCTGGCTCAACTTTGAGCAGCTGGACAACCGCGACACCTTCCAGCTCGACCGGGAAAACCGCCGCCTGATCTGGCAGCATTACATGGCGGACGGGAATGTGCAGGAGCGCGTCCTGTCCTACCCGCGCTACGGCATCGGCGGCGCGGATCTGTCCAAGACCACCGACCTGACGGCGGCGAAGGTCCTGTTTCAGGTGCCGGAGCTGCCGGAGATCCTGTTTGTGCTGCAGATGTACTGGCTGCCGCAGGATCTTCTGGAGAAACGCGTCACGGAGGACAAGATCCCCTACGACAAGTGGCATGAGCGAGGGCTGCTCCGCCTGTCCGAGGGCAACAAGATCCGCTATGAGGACGTCAAAGCCTGGTTTGTCGAGGTACAGGAAGACCTCGATATTTTCCTGCCGTTCTTCGGCTACGACGCATGGTCTGCGACCTACTGGGTCGACAGCATGGCGGACTATTTCGGGAAAGAGGCCATGATCGCCGTACATCAGGGCGTGAAGACCTTGTCAGAGCCCATGAAGCGCTGCGGAAACGACCTCGAATCCAAGCGCATTATTTACAATAACCACCCGATCGACAAATGGAACCTCGCAAACACCGCCTACGACGAGGACAAAAACGGCAATATTCAGCCGCACAAAACGAGCAAGTCCACGCGCCGCATCGACGGCACGGCGGCGCTGCTCGACGCCTATGCGATCTACGATCAAAAGCAGTCGGAATACACCAGTATGCTCTAGGAGTGACAACATGGGATTTTTGAAAAACCTCCTGACGAATATCACGACCACCAAGCGCGTCTCGACCGTCCAGATGGTGCAGGAGCGCGGAAACGGATTTTACAGCTACAACGGAAAAATGTATCAATCCGATATCGTCCGCGCCTGCATCCGGCCCAAGATCAAGGCCATCGGCAAGCTGACGGCCAAGCACATCCGGGAGACCATCACCGCACAGACGCGGAAGATCGCCGTAAATCCGGAGCCGTACATCCGCTTCCTGCTCGAAGAGCCGAACCAGTACATGACCGGCCAGATGCTGCAGGAAAAGCTGGCCGCACAGCTGGTCCTCAACAACAACGCCTTCGCGGTAATCCTCCGGGATGAAAACGGCCTGCCGAACGCCATTTTCCCGGTCGCGGCCATGCAGGCAGATGCCGTCTATGACGCTGGCGGGAATCTGTACCTGAAATTTTACATGCAGAACGGCAACGTCCTGACGTTTGCCTATGACGATGTGATCCACCTGCGCGGGGATTTTTACGAGAACGACATCTTCGGCGACCCCATTGCTCCGGCCATTGTGCCGCTGATGGAGATCGTCACCACGACGGATCAGGGCATCGTCAAGGCCATCCGAAACAGCGCCGTGATTCGATGGTTGCTGATGTTCGCCGCGTCCATGCGCCCGGAAGACGTGAAGCAGCGCGCGCAGGACTTCGCGGACAGTTTCCTGAACGTGACTAACGGCACGGGCGTTGCAGCAGTAGACGCAAAGGCAGAGGCGAAGCAGATCGACCCGAAGGATTACGTCCCGAACGCCGCCCAGATGGATAAGACCACGCAGCGCATCTATGCACTGTTCAATACCAACCCGCACATCGTCACATCCATTGCGACGGAGGATGAGCAGAACGCCTATTTTGATGCCGAGATCGAGCCGGTGCTGAAGCAGCTCAGCGGCGAGTACACCCGCAAGCTCTTCTCCCGTCGCGAGCGCGGCTGCGGCAACCGCATCGTCTTTGAGGCGTCCGCGTGGGACTTCGCCTCGACCTCGACCAAGCTCAACCTCCTGCAGCTGGTCGACCGCGGCGCGCTGACGCCGAACGAATGGCGCCGCGCATTCAACCTCGCGCCGGTAGACGGCGGGGACAAGCCGATCCGCAGACTGGACACGCAGCCGGTCGACCGGAACACCACGCAGAAAGGAGATGAAACCACATGAAGATCAGCATTCGCGGGCCCATCGTATCCAGCAATAAGCACCGCTTCTATCAGTTTTACGGAATGGAGGCGACGAGCCCCAAATCCGTAGCCGACGCGCTTGCCAAGGGAAACGGCGAGCGGGCCGAAGTCGAGATCAATTCCGGCGGCGGCGAGATCTTCGCCGCGAGCGAGATCTATACCGCACTGCGCAACTACGCGGGCGGCGTCCACATCCGCATCGTCGGCCTCGCGGCCTCGGCCGCGTCCATCATCGCCATGGCGGGCGAGTCGGAGATGACGCCGACCGGCATGATGATGATCCACAACGTCCAGTCCAGCGCCGACGGCGACTACCGACAGATGGAGCACACCGCCGGTGTCCTGCGCGACGCCAACCACGCAATATCCTCAGCCTACGTCGCCAAAACCGGCAGGCCGGAGGCGGAGATCGCCGCCATGATGGACGCAGAAACATGGATCACAGCGGAGCGGGCCGTTGAACTCGGCCTAGTCGACCGCGTGATGCAGCCGGATACCGGCCAGAAGCCGCTGGCAGCGGATTTTTATTCCGGCATGCTCAGCGAGGACGCGCTGAAACGCGCAGAAAACTTTTTAAAAGGTCAGGCCGCAGAGCCTGATTTTTTTATGCCCGAACGGGCGCAGGCAGAAGCAAAACTGAAATTTTTAAAACTCAAAGGAGAATTGAAATGACAAAGGAAATTTACAACATCCAGCGCCAGAAGCTCATGGACGACGCCCAGAAGCTGCTGGACGAAAGCAAGACCGCCGAGGCGCAGGCCAAGATGAAGGAAGTCGAGGCCCTCGACGCCAAGTTTGAGGAGGAAGCCAAGATCCAGGCGAACCTCAACGCGCTTGCAGGCCAGAAGGTTGCGGCACCGGCTGCGGCGGCACAGTCCGTCGACCTGTCCGGCACGGCAAAGACTCCGGACGTGCTCGACCGGTACGACACCGACGAGTACAAGAAAGCCTTTATGAACTACGTCCTGACCGGCAAGAAGATCCCGGCAGAGCTGACCAACGCGGACGCCAACACCAAGACCACCGACGTCGGCAGCGTCATCCCGACCACGACCATCCAGAAGATCTACGAGAAGATGGAAGCCATCGGCATGATCCTGCCGCGCGTGACGCACACGTCCTATGCCGGTGGCGTCCAGGTCCCGACCAGCTCGGCCAAGCCGACGGCCTCCTGGGTCGCAGAGGGCGAGGGCTCTGACAAGCAGAAGACTTCGACCGGCAAGATCGTCTTTGCGTACCACAAGCTGCGCTGCGCGATCTCCATGTCGCTGGAAGTTTCCATCATGGCATACCCGATGTTCGAGGCACAGTTTGTCCGGAACGTCGCAAATGCGATGGTAAAGGCGAAGGAGCAGGCCATCATCAACGGCACCGGTTCCGGCCAGCCGAAGGGAATCCTTGCGGAGACCGCCCCGACCGGCCAGAACATCGACATTGCCGCCGCGACAACTGCTCTGACATACAAGGATCTGTGCAAGGCCGAAGCTGCGCTGCCGCAGGCATATGACGGCGCGGTCTGGTTCATGTCCAAAAAGACCTTCGAGACGCAGATCGTCGGCATGGTAGACAACAACGGCCAGCCCGTCGCGCGCGTCAACTACGGCATCAACGGCAAGCCCGTCAACTACATCCTCGGCCGCGAGGTCATCCTGACCGGCGACTACCTGCCGGCCTTTGCGGCGTCGGTCACGGCCGACACCGTCTTCGCCTTTATGTTTGATCCGGCGTACTACCTCTGGAACGAGAACATGGGCATGACGGTAAAGCGCTACACCGACGAGGACACCGACGACGAGGTCACAAAGGCCATCGAGATCGCCGACGGCGCGTGCGCCGACGTCAACAGCCTCGTCACGCTGACCAAGAAGAAGGCCTGACGGCGCGCGGCCAACAGGGAGGGATAACCAATGGCTTTGATCAACGTTGCAAAAACCGCCCTGCGGCTGACCACAAACGCCCTTGACGACGAGCTTGCCGACGAGATCGACGCCTGCCTCCTGCGCCTGCACCTTGCGGGCGCAGAGGGAGCGGACGAAGACCCGCTGGTCAAAGACGCCGTCCGAGCCTTCGTCCGCTGGCAGCATGACTTCTGCGGCCGCGGCGACGAATGGAAGACGTGCTTTGAGGAGCTGCGCGACGCGATGGGTCTGTCCGACGACTATTCGCCGGGCACCGAGGGAGGGGGCGCGTGCTGTGATCTTTGACACCCAGATCACGCTGCGCCTGCTGTCCTACCCCATCGTGAGCGGGCAGACCACCGAAAAGCTCGAACGCGAGACAACCGTCTGGGCCGCCCGCAAGTCCGTCAACCGCGCCGAGTATTACCAGGCCGCGCAAGCCGGCAAGCGCACCGACGCGATATTCCGCATGCACAGCGCGGAGTACGGCGGCGAGCAGCAGCTCACCTGCGGCTCGGACGTCTTTGACGTCATCCGCAGCTACGGCGCGGAGACGGAAGAAGTCGAGCTGACCTGCAAACGGAGGGACGGCGCATGATGATCTATGAGGCGCTATCAAGCCTGGGCGTCCCGGTTTGCCACCCGCCATACAAGGGCGGAGAAGAAACCTACATCACCTATCAGCTGCTCGGACAGTCCGGGCAGCTCTACGCCGAGGGCGGAGAGGCCGAGACCGGCGTGCAGTACGCCGTTTCCATCTTTGCCGAGGGCTTTGCCGCCGATCTGCTCCAGCGCACGAAAGCCGCGCTGGAGGCCGCAGGCTACATTGCGACCGTCGACATGGAGACCTACGACAAGGAGACGGGCCGCACGCAGATCGCGCTCATCGCCGAGACGGAGGGCGCAGCCTATGGCTAACATCTCCATCACCGGTGTCGACGAGCTCATGGCCACGCTCCAGAAAGCGAATGTTTTTGATGAGGACATGCAGCAGGAGCTCCTGTACGCCGCCGGAGATATCATCGTCGAGGAACTGCAAAAAATGGTAAAGGCGAGCGGGTTTCAGACCGAGGCATATGCATCCAGCGTGAAATACCGAAAAACCATCAAACGCGACAAAAACGGAGACCCGTACATCTCCATCACCGCAGTCGGCAAAAACGAGCACGGAACGCGCAGGGCGACCGTGCTTTTTGTTTTGAATTACGGCCGCGCGAAGGAGTACGGGCAGATCACAGGAACTTATTTTTGGACAAAGGGCGTCAGGAACGCGCAGAAGCGCGTAAACGCGGAGCTCGAAAAGATCCTTACACAAAAGCTGAAAGAAAGGGGCCTATTGTAAATGCCTAGTTTTGACTTACGCGGCATCCGGGCGGGAAAGTATAAAAACACGTCCGGCACCGTGACCTACACAGAGCCGACCGACGTCGGCGACGCCATGAGCGCGCAGCTGGAACTCAAGTTCGCCGAGGGCCGCCTGTACGCGGAATCCAAGCTTGCCGAGTATATCAAGCTTGCCACCGGCGGCACGATCTCGCTGGCTGTCAAGTACATCAAAAGGGCCGCACAGGCCATGCTCTACGGCTGCACATCCGATACGAGCAAGGAAAATCTGAAATTCTCGGCAAAAGACATCGCAAACTATGTCGGCGTCGGCTTCTACGCGCCGGATAAAATCGACGGCGTGACCAAGTACACCTGCATCTGGGTGCCAAAGGTGCTGTTCGGCCCGCCCTCGATGAGCTATCAGACCAAGGGCGAGAACATCCAGTTCAACACGCCGACCACGACCGGCGAATTCCTCGCGGACGATTCCGCCGACGAGTTGCTGCTCGAGACCGAGACCGTCGACACCGCGGCGGAGGCCGTTGCCTGGATCAAGGGAAAGTTGGGTGAGACCTGATGGAGACGACCAAGCTCAACACCGTCGACTATGAACTTGAGGGCCGGGTCTACCGGCTCTCCTGCAACATGAACGTCCTTGCCGACGTGCAGGACGAATACGACGGCAATCTGCTGCGCGCGCTGAATACGGCGCACGGCCTCAAAAGCACGCTGGCCTTTCTGGCCGCCATGCTGACCGACGCCGCAGACACGCAGGGCATCACCGACGAAAACGGCCTTCCGCTGCGCTTTACCAGCAAGCAGCTGGGCCGGAAGCTCACCATGCACCAGACGCTTGAGGCCGGGACGCGAATCTACCCGCTGATTCAGGCTGCAGTCGTGCAGCCGGAGGAAGAACTCGGTGAAAAAACGTCGGAAGACGAAAAAAACTGACACCGCCGGGGAAACCGAAGCAGCTGGGCTTTGATTTCCCCGGCTTCCTCGCAATCTGGCTCTTCCGGCTGCATCTGCCGGAGCGGGATTTCTGGAAAACCATGTCCCCGCGCCGCATAACGCTCTTGCTTGACGCGCTTGCGCCGCAAAAAAAGCCGGAAGCGCCGCAGAGCCTCTCGGCCTACATAAACGGAGGCACGTAATATGCCAAATATCAACACAAGATTTACGCTTTCGGGCGAAAAAGAATATAAGCAGGCCATTTCCGAGATCGGAAGCGGTATGAACGTCCTGAACTCGGAGATGCGCAAGGTGCAGTCCGCCTACGCGCAGAACGCCGACAGCGTCGGGGCGCTGAGCGCCAAAAACGACGTGCTCGAGCGCAAAATCTCCACACAGACCGAAAAGATCGAGTATCTGCGTGCCGCCCTGCAGCAGTCCGCCGAGAAATACGGCGAGGCAGACAAGCGCACCATGCAGTGGCAGGCCAGCCTCAACAACGCAGAGGCCGACCTCAACAACCTCAACAACCAATTCGACGAAAACAAGAAAAAAATTGAGGAATCCGGCAAGGAGATGGGCAACCTCGGCGACGTGGTGAATGGCCTGACGTCCAAGCTTGGCATTCAGCTGCCGGACAGCATGAAGTCCTCCATGAACGCCATGGGGAGCCTTGACGCGTCGTCTCTGGCGCTGGCGGGCGGCTTCGCTGCCGTCGCGGCGGCGATCGTCAAGGCAGAAAAAGCCATGATCTCCATGACGAAGGAGTCCGCCGCCTTTGCCGACAACATCATCACGCTTTCCATGCAGACCGGGCAATCGACACAGCAGCTGCAGGAGTTTGCCTATGCGTCAGAGCTGATCGACGTATCCGTCGACACCCTGCAGGGAAGCCTGACAAAGCTGACCAACAACATGCAGGACACGATGAACGGCACGGGCAATGCGAAGGCATCCTTTGAGGCACTGGGCGTCTCCGTGACCAATGCCGACGGCAGCATGCGAAGCGCGAACGACGTTTTCTACGAAACGATTGACGCGCTCGGGCAGGTAAAAAACGAAACCGAGCGGGACGCAATGTCCATGGACATTTTTGGCCGCTCCGCGCAGGACCTGAACCCGCTGATCATCCAGGGCTCGAAAACCCTCAAGGCCTACGCCGACGAGGCGCATAATGTCGGCTACGTGCTCGATGACGAGGCGCTTTCCGCACTCGGCGCGGCCGACGACGCCTATCAGCGCCTGCAGAAGACACAGGAGGGCGTGAAAAACCAGCTGGCCGTCGAGTTTGCCCCGTACCTCGAAGAATTCTACGGCGACGTCACCACCATGGTCAAGGACGGCGGCAAGGCCATCAAGGACTCCGGCATCGTCGACGCCTTCGGCATGCTGCTTGAGACCGTCGGCGATATCCTCAATCCCATGTCCGACCTGTCCAACAACCGCGTCCCGGCGCTGACCAAGGCGCTGCAGCCGCTGGCAAAGGTCATGGCGCTCATGGCCGACGCGGCGGAGCTGCTCAAAGGCGTCATCAACTTCGGCACCGGCCACATCAGCGAGGGCTGGGGCCAGATGAAGCATGCGCTGGGCTTCGGCTACAGCAGCGGCAACGGAAACAACTACCAGAACCTGCTCGACAGCTACAACGAGCAGCAGTGGGGCCAGAGCGCGTCCGACCTCTCCAAGGCCTACGAAGAGGCCGTAGCCCGCGGCGACTCGTCGACCCTCGGTATCACCGAGGACGAATGGCGCAGGCGGTATCTGGGCGGCAACGCCGCCGGCACGGACAACTGGTCTGGCGGCTGGACGCGGGTCAACGAGAACGGCCTTGAGCGGATCTATCTCCCCTCCGGCTCACGCATCCAGACGGCCAGCGAGACCCGCTACACCTCCGGCGACACCTACAACACCACCGTCTACGTCGACCACGTCGAAGACCTCGACACCATCCTCCGCATCGCCAAAAACGCACGCATCACAGCCAGAATGGGGGCGAAGTAAATGCCGACGTTTACAGTGCAGGCAAGCGGTTCAACAGCAGTTGCAAAAAACCACCCGAACACGAACTATTCGAATCTTACACAGTACAAATTCTTCGTAGAGCCGTTTACAGGAGACGCGGGAAACGTTAAGCGAGGGGATAACGTATATATCAACTTCCCTGTGCCGGGCGACGCATACAAGTTCAAACGGGTAACAAAAGTAACGCTTGCATTTTATGCACAGCCAACAGCAGAAAGCGGAGCTACATACAAGGAGATTTGGACATATGTAAATGCGTTGGCAAGTCAATTTGACGCGGACACAATGACGTATGCGACAAGGCCTGAGATATACCAGACCTTCACAGGAATCTCGGAGCAAGCGAACGGAAACTGGACGGCTCTGAATGAAATCGTACAGCTAAATGCAGTTTTTGACCTGAAAAATTACAAATCAAAAAAAGAAGAACTGCAGCAAGGAATAAGAAATGGCTTTGTGGTCGCGCTTCGAGGAGGAGAATCAGGGACAAGCGAGGCGATTATATTCGGCGCAAAGTCAACACGGAAGCCATCGTTGGTGTGCGAGTATTCGGACGACACTGTAGGGATAACAGCGGATGGGTTTGCTCCGACAGCCGGCGCTTTTGTAAACAGATTTGAAAAAAATATGTTTACATGGCGCTGTGACGATGACACAGCCGACTCACAGGTCTGCTTCGCAGAGATAAAGCAAACCTCCGCCGTCTTCGAGTGGCGCGTAAAAAATGCGAGCGCCTCAAAAACGATCAGCGTCTCCGGCGCGACGACCGCCTGCACAGTCCCTGCAAACACATTCCCGTCCGGGACGATCGAGTGGCGCGTAAAGGTGACGGCGAACAGCGGAACGACAACAACGTCTGCATGGCAGGAAATCACAACGACGGACGTCACACCATCCTGCAAGCCGGTCTCCCCATCCGGCATCGTCATCGACGCCACCATCGTCAACCGCTTTAGCTGGCAGCACATCATTTCCACCGGCACGCCGCAGAGCAAGGCCGACCTGCAGTGGTCCGCCGACGGTACGACGTGGAACACCCTCGCGACCGTCGCGGGAGAAAACCAGTATTACGACGTTCCGGCGAACAAATTCACAAGCGGAACAAAATACTGGCGCGTGCGCACCTACAACACCGACGGCACGCCGTCAGAATGGAGCGACAAGGCAGAGTTTATCGCCATCAACGCCCCGTCGGCCCCGTCCATCGTCATCCAGTCTACCGGCCCGCGCCCGCGCATCACCTGGCAGACCACGGAGCAGGAGGCCTATCAGCTGACGCTCTCGAGCGGCTACGCCTCCGGCACGGTCTACGGCACGGAGAAGGCATGGCGCTCGCCGGTCTACCTCGCCGACGGCAGCTACACCGTCCGCGTCCGCGTGCAGAACAAGTACGGCATGTGGTCCGAGTGGTCTGCGGCCGCGCTGCCCATCTCGCACACCGAGGGCGAGGCCATCACCCTGACCGCCACCGCCGGCCATGAGGCCGCGCTGACCTGGCAGACCGCGGGCAGTTATGATTTTTACCTGATCGAGCGGGACGGCGTCGCCATCGCCCGCACCGTACAAAAGCAGTACATCGACCACACCAGCATCGGCTCCGTCACCTACCGTGTCCGCGGCTGCTACGACGAAAGCGATAACTACGGCGTGTCCAATTCGGATACCGTCGAGATCCTGCCCGAGACCAACATGATCTGCGACCTCGAGACCGGCGTCTGGCTCGAGATGCGCCTGTCCGAGACACAGCTGCGAACCAATCGCACCAGCTTCTCGGCCGGGGTCTCCACGGTCCATCTGGCGGGCCTTGCCTACCCCGTCGAGGAGCGCAGCGAGCAGCGAGACCGCGCCCTGTCCGTCGCCTGCGCCTGGCCGCACGCGCAGCGGGCCGCCGCCCTTGCGCTGGAGGCCCTTGTCGGCCGCCTCGTCTGCCTCAAGGACCGCTACGGCAACATGGCCATCGGCTCGCTCCCGTCGCTCGAGAGCAACTGCGACGAGTTCATGCGCCGCTATTCCTTTACCATCTCGCACACGAACCGAGAGGAGATGATCACCCTTGACCCGTGACGTCCGCTTCCGCGTCGACGTACTCAGAAACGGCGCACCCATCACCCACCTCCAATGGGACACCGGCAGCGCCCCGCAGATCATGTGCGACCGGACAGCCACCCTGCACGGCTCCTTCAAGGGCAGCTTCCTGCCAAACGATCTCGCGGAGCTGGAGTCCGACGAGCTGCGCCCGTGGATCAGCATCAACGGCGTCGAAACATCGCTCGGCATCTATCAGGCTGCGACCGTCAGCAACAAGGGCAGCAGCTCCGGCACGCGCGTCGAGATCGAAGCTTACGACCGCTGCTGGCGGGTGTACACGCAAAAAACAGAGGCGCTCCTGCATCTTGCGGCCGGAGCGTCCTACCTCACGGAGATCCGAAAGCTCCTGACCGCCTGCGGCATCACGCTGGTGATAGCCGCGCCGTCAGACGCGACGCTTGCCACAGCCCGCGAAGACTGGCCGATCGGCACGAGCTACCTGACGATCGTCAACGCCCTGCTCTCCGAGATCAACTACGAGAACCTCTGGTTCGACGCCGACGGCGTCTGCCGTCTTGAGCCGTACCAGGAGCCGTCCGCCGCCATCATCGACTGGCGCTACGGCACGACGGACCTTTTCCTCCCGGAAAAGCACCCCGGGCAGGACTGGTCCGACGAGACGGACATCTTTGACGCCCCGAACGTTTTTGTCGTGACCTGCAACAACCCGGATATGGACGCCGCCATGGTGGCGACCGCCGTCAACGACAATCCGGCGTCCAAAAAATCCACCTTCAAGCGCGGCATGCGCATCACCTCCGTCGAGCGGGTGGACAACATCGCCTCGCAGGAGGAGCTGCAGGCCTACGCCAACAAGCGCCGCAACGAATCGCTGCTGGCCACGCGCACGATCACATTTTATACGCTGGCCGAGCCGGGCCACGGCGTCGGCGACATCCTCGCCCTGACGCACGACGAGATCGGCGGCATCTATCTCGAGACCGGCTGGTCTGTCACCATGCAGCCCGGCAGTCTCATGACCCACTCTGCGAAAAGGACGGTGATCGCATAATGGAAGGCATCAACAGCCTGTTTGTGACGAATATCGAGATCCCGGACGAAAACCTGCCGGAAAACTTTCTGGCGACCGTCGGCGCGGTCTATGACGATGGCCTGTCCCTTATCCTCGAGGGGCAGACCGAAGCCACAACAAAGCACTATAAATGCAACACGTCCGCCACCTTTGCCGCGGGAGACCGCGTCAAGGTGGCCCGTATCTCCGGCAGCTACGTCGTCGAGTACGTCGTCGGCCCGCCGAGCAGCGGGGGAAGTGGCGAGTATCAAGACAGGATTGTAAAAGACGGATACGGCATCTGGATGGGAGGGAGATTTGTATCACCATTATCCGGAAACGAATCAGTCGGAGCGACAAACAACTGGTTTAGAGGAATGTCGGCGGCGGGGTTCTATGTTTGTTACAACGCAAATATTCGGGCAGTGCTGGAGTGCAATAGCAGAGGAAAACTGCTGGTCAATGGAACCGTGATCGGATAAACCACAATAGGAAAGAAAAAGCCGCCCTTTCGGGCGGCAAAGAAGGAGCTGATAACGCATGATCACCATCCACTGCTCCCGCGCGTGCGCGCATCTGGCGTCGCCGCCGGAGCTTTTGACGGCGGGGATGAGCAAGGCCGTGACGGTGCAGTTCGTCTTCTCGTCCGAGTGGGACGGGCTGACGAAGACCGCCGTCTTCTCGAACGGCAAGACCACCGTCGACGTTCTGGCGGCGAACTGGGACGGGGATACCGTTCCCATACCGCACGAAGTTCTCGCCGTCCCGGGCCGCCACGCCCGCGTGGGCGTCTATGGCGCGGACGAAAGCGGCGTCGTCCTGCCGACCGTCTGGGTGAGCCTCGGCAAGGTCCAGCCCGGCGCGGATCCGTCCGGCGACGCCTCGGCCGACCCGTCCCTGCCCGTCTGGGCGCAGCTGCAGAAGCAGATCGGCGATCTGGACGACCTCAAGACCTACAACAAGGGCAACCTCGTCCAGGCCATCAACGAGGCCCGCAGCTCCGGCGGCTCCGGCGGCGGAGGCTACACCATCGGCGACGGCCTCAAGCTCGACGCGGCCACCAATACCCTGTCCGTCGACACGGCCGAGGCCGTCGAGAAGGACAACACCAAGCCCGTCACCTCTGCCGCCGTCTATACCGAGGTCGGAAACATCAACGCCCTGCTGGCGACAATCTAAAGGAGTGATTTTATGAGCACACAGACAGAAGTAACCAGACTACAGACCGCGCGGAACAAGATCCGCACCTGGCTCGTCGGCCTCGGTCTCGCCGCGAGCACCGACAAGCTCGACGCGCTGGCCGACAAGGCCGCAGCCATCAAAAATCAGGGCGCGGTTGACGCCAACGTCAAGGAGGGCGAGTCCTACACCATCCCCGCGGGCTATCACAACGGCTCCGGCACGGTCAAGGGCGTCTCCGGCGGCGGCAACTACAACCTGCAGGCCAAATCCGTCACGCCGACGAAGGAGCAGCAGTCCATAACACCAGATCAGGGCTATTACGGCCTGTCCGGCGTGACCGTCGGCGCGATCCCGGAAAACTTTCAGGACGTCTCCGCGACGACCGCCGCACCCGGCGACGTGCTGGCGAATAAAGTCTTTATCGACGCCGACGGCGTAACGCAAGCCGGCACCATGCCGGACAACGGCGCGGTCTCTAAGGTGCTGGATGCCACGACCGGGAACCAGGAGTACACTGTCCCCGCCGGCAAGCACTCCGGAACGGGCAAGGTATCCGTCGTGCTGGAAAACAAGTCCGCCACGCCTGCCGAGGCCGCGCAGGACATCACGCCAACAAAGGGCAAAGTCCTCGGCAAGGTCACGGTCGGCGCGATTCCCGACAAGTACAAGGACGTTTCCGGCGTGACTGCCGGAGCTGCTGACGTGCTGGACGGCAAGTTTATCGTGCTGGCCGACGGCAGCAAGGCCGAGGGCACCATGGCCAACAACGGCGCGATCGCAAAGACCATCGACGGCCTGACACAGACCAGCGTCGCGGTCCCGGCAGGCTATACCTCCGGCGGCACGGTATCGCTGACCGATGCGATCGAAACGGCACTCGCCGCGATCTGAGGAGGCCGCCATGAGTATCCAAAGCGAGATCGACCGCATTATCACGGCAGTCGGCGCGGCGTATGACACGGTGGAATCCAAAGGCGGCACAGCCCCTGCGGCACTGACCATCGGCAGACTTGCAGCAGCAGTCGGCACGATTCCGACCGGAATCGCGCCGCAGCTAATCGTAACGGTATCTGCGGGTGCGACGGTCACAGCGACAAACGGCTCCAAAACGATCAGCGGAACCGCCGACAGCACCGGCGTTTGCACACTCACCGTGCCGGAAACCGGCACATGGAGCGTATCTGCCACGCTGGGCGGGCAAACGTCCGTCACAAAAACCGTATCCATCATGGGCAGCTACGCGGTGGCGCTGACGTTCTTCTCCGCGACGATTACGGTAACGGTCGAATCCGGCGCATCCGTCACGCTGAAAAAGGGCGGGACGACTATCGCCACAAAGACGAGCAACGGAACGGCGGTTTTCACCGTCACGGAGACGGGAACATACACGGTTACGGCAACAAAGAACGGGCAAACGACGAGCGGCTCAGTCAATGTCGTTTCCGGCACGACCTCCTACTCGTTGACGCTCTATTTCGTGAGTTCTACGCTCAACAATAACGAATGGAGCATTATCAAGTCCGTTTCCGATGCTGGACAGGGCGCGAGCTATTGGAGCATCGGCGATCGAAAGGCGGTAACGCTAAACGGGACAGTGGGACATCTTACGCTATCGAATTACACAACATACGCTTTCATTATCGGCTTTAACCATAACGCAAGCGTAGAGGGCACAAACCGCATCCATTTTCAGTTCACAAAGACTGCGCTCTCCGGCGGAACGGACGTGTGTTTCTGCGACAGCGAATATGGCCCGGATAGCGGATGGTCGGCTCCGGGCGCGGGTTATTTCGTTATGAACGCGAGTAACAAGAACTCCGGCGGGTGGAAAAGCTCGCAAATGCGTACAAACATTTGCGGGACGAGTCTGTCAAGCTATTCCGGAACGATGATTGCAGTCATTCCGGCAGCGCTCCGCGCCGTCCTTAAGCCCGTTACAAAGTACACGGACAACACAGGCGGCAAGAGTACAGCGGCAAGCGCGGTCACGGCGACAACGGATTACTTCTTCCTCCTTGCGGAGTACGAGGTTTTCGGGAGCATTTTGAGAGCGAACTCGAACGAGGCGAGCAAGCAAGCACAGTACGCCTATTATTCCGCCGGGAACAGCAAAATTAAGTACAAGCACAACGGCACGAGTACCGCCGCTTTTTGGGGGCTCCGTTCTCCGGGTGTGAGCAACTCCGGCGATTTCGTGACTGTGGACACCGGCGGGACAGGCAGCTACTCCGGCGCGCGCTATTCCATCGGCTTCGCGCCCGGCTTTTGCGTATGAGGGACAAGAGCATGGAGTATATCGTGTATAAGCGGTTCCGCGGAGCAGGAATAGATGGGGAGTTTAATCTACGGTACGGAACTGTGGTATCGGAAGATGGAGGGTTCCTGTTTACAGCGGACGGAAAGCGGATATGCGCTGTAACGTCCGAAAACGGATGGGAACATTTCAGGAAGAACACGCAGGAAGGTGCCGAGCGGCAGAAAATGCTGAACGATCTGTACCGCTGGTACACGAAAAACGGTTGTGGTGAAGACTTTGTAGATGAACTGTGGCCGGGACAGGAAAATGGGTATTGGAAAAATCGGCTGCGTACCGCAAGTACAAGCCGGCTGAAACAAATATACGCGGAAAAGATCGGAGGGAAAGCATGTATATCGTCTCAAGAGAAGGAACGTTTGACGGATACGCAGACAGTGTGATCCCAATCAAACTGCACAAGAACGGGTGCTACGTACCATGCGAGGGAAGCGAAGCAGATGGATTCTGCGCAAAAAAAGCCATCCTGCAGACGGACGAGGACGGGAACAAATACAGGGCGCTGGATGATACAGTGTACCGGCTGGAAGGGCATACGCTAAAAGGCAATGAGCCGGTCGGCACCTACGAGCAGCATGGCGCAGCCGTCCCGCTGACCGAGGCGGAAGCTACGCTTGCAGAACTAGAGGCAGTCTATGACGCAGGATAAATTAGAAAAGCTCAAAACCGCCATCAAGGATGGCAAGCTCGTGCAGGCCGCAGGCGGCATCAGCACGACCGTAACCCAGTCGGACAAGCTGGGCTACGACTGGCGGAACATCTACGTCAACAAGATCTTGGTGCGGCAGGTGTACGTCGAGCAGGAAGTCAAAGCCGGCACGGCGGACAACCCAATCGCATGGAAGCCCGATATGCTGCTGATCCAGAACGCCTACTACGCCTACAACGGCGAGATCAAGGTCTGGATGGGCGCGGCCGGAAAGCAAGCCGAATGGACAGACAGCGCCTTCGTGCCGATCTGATAGCGCGGAAGGGAGAACACCATGGACACCAAGACCATCATCGTTACCCTCGTCTGCGCCGTGCTCGGCTCGTCCGCGCTGACGGCGGTCGTCAATGCCGTCGTCAGCGCGATACAGAAAAAGCGCGGCAAGGCCACGACGCAGGAGGCGCACCTGGCCGAGATTGACAAAAAGCTCGGGAAAATGCAGGAGCATCAGGACGAGCAGTATCTGGCAATTCTCCGGCTGACCATCATGTCAGAGGAAATGCCAATGGCCGAGCGCCTGATTGCCGGGCAGAAATACGTAAAGCTGGGCGGAAACGGCGACGTGAAAAAGTTCCTGCACCAGCTGGAGGCGCAATGCGAACGCAATGGAGTTTAGCAAGAAGTGGCTGATCTGCAGCGCGCTCGTCAGCCTCGCACTCATCATCGCCTGCGCGGCAGGCGCAGACCTGACGGAGATCACGCTTGCGGTGCTGGCTGAAACGACGGCTTCCAGCGGATTCTATCTCTGGAAGGCAAAAAACGAGAACCGCGCGAAGTACGCGCAGAAGTACATGGATAAATGGGCCGAGAAATACGGCCCGGAAGCGGCAGCACGCATCGCAGAGATCGTGCTGAAAGATTGAAAGGAGCATACATATGGACTACACGCAAATCATCTCGGCAGTGATCGCGCTCATCAGCGCGCTCGTTTCGGCATTTTTGATCCCGTGGCTCAAAACCAAGATCGACGCGGATAAGCTGCAAACGCTCCGCACTTACGTTGAGATCGGCGTAAAGGCGGCGGAGCAGCTGTACACCGCGACGGACGGCGCGGCGAAAAAGGCGTATGTTGTGAACTTCCTCGCCGAGAAGGGCATTCAATTTGATGTGGAAACAATCGATAAGCTGATCGAGGCCGCCGTGCTGCAGCTGCACCACGAGTTGTACGGGAGTGAGCGGGTATGAGCATCATGAAAGCCTCCGAGCTCGTCAGGCGGCATATTGACGTCGCGAAGAATTACAGGACCGTGTACATGTGGGGCTGCTTCGGCTCCCCGGTCACGGATGGGATCATCACTGAGAAGGCAAAGCAATACCCGGACTGGTACGACGCCGCAAAGCAGGCCAGATTCCGCGGGCTGATCGGAAAGGGCTACTTTGGATTTGACTGCGTGAATCTCACGAAGGGGATCCTGTGGGGCTGGAACGGCAACAAAAACGCCTACCACGGCGGCGCCCGCTACGCCGGAAACGCCGTCCCGGACGTCTCCGCAGACGGTATGATTGCCAAGTGCAAGGACGTATCCGCATCCGGCTGGGACAAGCTCGTCCCAGGCGAAGGCCTGTGGATGCCCGGACACTGGGGCCTGTACATCGGAGACGGCTTGGCCGTTGAGTGTACGCCAATCTGGGATAATGGCGTGCAGATCACCGGCGTCGGAAACATCGGCGTCAAGGGCGGCTACAACAGCCGTGTATGGAAGAAGCACGGCAAGCTCCCGTGGGTGGACTACGACACGGGAACCGTCGATAAGGCCGTCGAGGACGCCAAGAAGACCATCAAGGCAAAGGCCGGACTTGCGGACAACACGATCAAATATCTCGCCGACTACAAGTACGGCGACGACCTTCTGAAAAAGCTGGCTGCGGCCATGAAGTAAGCCCCGCCCGGCGGCGGGCCGAAGGGAGTGACGAAAGCATAACTGCGCGCCTGGCTCTGCCGAAGGAGCTGGAACACCTCACGCGCAGCGACTGGGAGCGCGTCACTGACGAGGGCATACTGGATCAGATCGATCAGCAGATCGTAAAGCTTTATATCGTGCGCAGGCTCCCGCAGATGGACGCCGCCGCCGAGATCGGCGTCGACCGCAAAACCATCTCCCGCCGCCTGCCGCACATCTACAACACCGCCCGCCGCCTGGCACAAAGCAGCCCGCCCTGAGCATTACGCTCCGGGCGGGCTTTTTTACATTCAAATCATATTTTTTCAGCCGAAGGTTGCTCTGCTGGCATGTTTTGCCGCATATACGCATCAATCCATTTGCGGATCAGTTCATTCGGGGTCGTACCGTTGGCTTTCGCCGTAGCCTTAAAGCTTTCCGCAATCTCCCGTTTTAGCTTGCAGGGGATCACGGACATATTTTCCGCATCCCACTTGTTGCGAGCGCGGCGCTGGGTGTCAGTCGGCATAGCATACCTCCCGCGCGCAGATGTTCGCCGCATTCAACGCGGCAGAAATCAGCGCTTCGGCGTCCACGCCCAGAACGCCGGAGATTGACCGCAGAACGCCCAAGACATCCTCCGGGGTGTCAATGGACGCATCGTCCATTGTGCCGTCGGAAAACTGCCAGCAGAAGCCGTCAGCGGTCACGGAAAAATACACGCGGCTGCCAAAATCGCCGCAGGACGTGTCGTCGACCTCAACGGTGACAAGCTGGCCGTTAAGGTCGACAACGATACCGCCGGAAAACTGCCAGTAACCTCCGCCATTGTTTGCAGTGTCCGGGTCATAGTGGGGATTTGTCTGCGCTCCCCAAGCGGAAACGATATTAAACATGTCTGCCATCCTCCGATTTTTTGTCGTGTTTGTTTTGCTTTGTGTCTATGGCTATATTATATACTGTAATACCGTATATGTCAAGAGGCTTTCAAAATATTTTATAAAAAATAAAAACAAAAGTCCCCACAAATGGGACAGAAATGTCCCGGAAATGTCCCCCATAAAAACCGGGGAAGCGGCAGAATGAGAGTAGGAGCTGGCCAGCTTACTACTTTTACCGGAGGATTTTTTATGGAATACGCAAGCAAGGGACTCGCGGGGACTGCGCTGGGCTTTGGCATCGGCGGCGCCGCGCTGGGTCTGGCAAACGGCGGACTCGGCAATCTGCTGGGCGGCCTCAACCAGAACAAGAGATCGGAAGCCGCTGACATCGCTGCGGCGGTCACGCCCGCCATGACGGTCGCCGCCATGCTCGCCGCACGGCAGCAGGAGCCGACATGCAGCGAGAACATGCCGGTCACGCGCTACGATCTGGAGCGCGAACAGAAGCTGGCCGCGAAGGACAGCGAGATCGCGCTGCTCAAGGCCAACACGTACAACGACGGCAAGATGCTGGAGGTGTACGGTTATATCGACGGGCAGCTCAAGGACGTCCGTGAGGCGCTGTGCAAGCAGGCCGTCCACAACCAGCGCACCGAGGACAGCTTCGCGCTGGTCAAGCAGGACGTCGAGTCTGTCCGCAAGGAAGCGCTTGACGCGGTCAAGATGGAGGCCGAGCGCCGCTGCTGCGGTGACAACTCCATCGTCACCTACGTCAACGCGACCTTTTATCCCAAGCAGGTCGCCGACGTCACCACGGGCACCGCGACCACGGCGCAGACGCTCTACGATCCGCTCCCGAAGTGCGGCTGCTGCAACAAGTAAGCATAGGGGGCGGCAATCGCCGCCCCAATCCTTAAAGGAGGGAAGCTGCGATGACAGTGACGATCGATCAGGCCATGCGCGGCGCGATGCGCTACGCAGACAATGAGGTCATCCCGCACCTGCCGGGCGGCAAGGGCATCGGCGCTGGGATCATGCTGGCCCTCATCATGGAGGGCAGCCGCGAAAAGGTCCTTGCGCTGCGCGAGAATCCCGCGGTCAAGATGATGCAGATCTTCGACGACGCCGGAAACATCGATCTCGACAAGCTCTACAACGCGGCCAGGCCGCGCTTTGAAAACAAGCTGACCGTATCCGTCCCGCTGCTGGGCGATATGCGGTTTGACCAGAACGACGTCGATAAACTCTACCGGTATATCCAGGAGGCATGACGGGATGAAAGAATATATCGAAAAGCTTTACACAAAGCTGCACGAGGCCATGGAGAAACCCGTGACGCTGGGCAGCGCGGAGGAAGTCGGCCTGTACGCGAAGACGATCTGCAGGCTCGAAAAGCTGCACGGGCACCACGACGAGCCGGAGGCGGCCACATTTGATCGAGAAACGGCGATGCAGTGGGCAGCCAACATGCAAAACGCCGACGGTACGACCGGCCCGCACTGGACGATGGAACAGACAACGGCCGTGGCCGAGAGCATGGGCATTCAGGCGCCCGTGGTCCCGCGCTGGGCGTGGGGCGTGACCATGAACATGATGTACTCGGATTACTACCCCGTCGCCGTAGAGTTCGGCCTCAACCGCCCGGAGTTCTACGCCGCGCTGGCCAAGGCGTTCCTGCTCGATAAAGACGGCCCGGGCGCGGAGGAAAAACTGCTGCGCTACTATGAGCACGTGGTAAAATAAAAAAGATCCCTCTCCACAAGGAGAGGGATCTTCGCTTGCTTTCAATCAACATTTATCTGGTACGCATTCATGCGTACCAAATAAATGTATAACCATCAATCCGCGAGGGGGTAGAGGGTGACGTGCATGTCGCTGCCGGATTTGGTGTAGGATTTGGTCTGTTTATGGTAGAGGACTTTCTGCAGGACAGTTTTCAGGAGGGCGTTTTTCTCCTGCGGGGATGCGGCGAGCGGGTAGGTCTCGAGGACGCGGCGGACGGCGGGGGCCAGACGGGCGCGGGCCTGCTTGGCGCGAGCCAGCTCGGTGATCGTGGTCTGGCTAGCCTCGATGCGGTCGACGATGACCTGCTTGTCGGCGGAGAGCGCCTGCGAGCGCTGCAGGAAGATCTCCGGCGTATAGACACCGGTCTCGACCAGCTCATACGCGCGGGCCTCCTGCGCCTCCAGCTTGGCAAGCTGCTTACGGTCGGCGGAGATCGAGGACTCGAGCGCGGTGCGCATGGGCGTGTCATCTGGCGCAGCGGCCTCACCGAGCTCCAGCTCGCGCAGCCAGCCACGCAGAGCATCCAGCACGGCGTCCTCCACATCATCATACCACGCGCTGACGGTCGTGCAGCCGTAGGAGGGACAAAGGAGCGTATCGCGGCGGTTGCCGGACGACGGACGGCGAACCATCACGCGGCCGCACTGGTCGCAGCGGACGAGCCCGGCGAGGCTCGTCACGGTCCCCCATGCGCCCTTGCCGCGCGGGCTGGCGCTGGAATAGCTCAGAGCGACGGCCTTGTCGTACTGCTCCTGCGAGATCAGGCCGTTGTGCAGCCCTTTATAAAGCTTCAGATCCTCCTGCCGGGTGCGGGGACGGCTGACGACGACGGAGCCGTCAACGATGCGCTTTGTCTCTGGCCTGCCGCCGGATTTGATCCATCCGGCGTTTGCCGGATTGCGCAGGATATCCAGCACAGAGTCCGCGCGCCAGAGGCTGCCAGAGTTGGTAGGGACGCCGAGGCTGTTCAGCCGCGTGGAGATCGCCTTCGCGCCGATGCGCGCGCAGCCATCGCCGGTGTACCAGTTGTAGATCTGCTGCAGGACGGGTGCCTGCTCCGGGTGCGGGACGAGTTTGTAGCCCTTGTCATTCGGCAGCTTCTCGCGCAGCCAGCCGAAGGGTGTCTTGCCGGAGATCCATTTGCCCTCACGCAGAGACGCCTCCTTGCCGCGCGACAGGCGGCGCTTGATGGTGTTGTACTCGCGCCGGGACATAAAGAGGCCGAACTCAAAGTATTCCTCGTCCATCTCGTTGTTCGGGTCGTAGGTCTTGTTCGGCGTGATGATGCGGGTGTCGGAGTATTTAAAGGTCTGGGCAATAATGCCCTGGTCGATGGTGTCGCCGCGCGCCAGACGCTCAACCTCCATGACGATGACGCCCGCGTAGTTCCCGGTCTCGACGAGCTGCAGGACCTTCTGCACCTCCGGCCGGACGGCGATGGAGTCGCCGGTCACGACTTCCTCGCAGATCTCCACGACGTTCAGCTCGCGGCTTTCGGACAGCGACAAAAGCGCGGCCCGGTGCCGTTTGAGCGTGTCGGTCTGGCCGAGAGCTTCGGCCTCCATGTCCTTCCGGGACTTACGCAGGTAAATGATGTACTGCGCGAGCGGGTCGGAGATTTTCCAGGTAGATGTAAATTTCATAGGCAGATTCTCACCACAAGGGAAAAAGGTTATACGGATACCGCTCCGGCGCCGGCCGGGGCGGTTTTATTTATGTGCGGATCCAGCCGATTGATGGGATGAGCACGTCGGCCACAAGCGCAAGGGCACACAGCAAAAGAATACCCAAGAGGATGAGCGTCACAAGTCGGTGCATGCGCAGGGACTTCTGCTGCTGGGCAAGCTGCGCACGAAGCGCCGCGGTCTCGGCACGGAGTTTTTCAGCATCGGGAGGCTCGGAAGACTCGGCAGGCTCGTCATGCGGGATGCCGAAATACTCATCCATAGAGACACCCATCTCCCGGCAGATCGGGCCGACCGTGTAAACAGACGGATTTTTGATGTCGCCGCGAAAGAACTGGGAGACGGTGCCGACGGAAAGGTCGGTATTTTCGGCGACGTCCTGGTTTGTTTTGCGCGGAGTGATCGTCTGCTTCTGCTCACGGCATAAATCAGATAATTTTTCCTTCAAAACATGTCATTCCCCCCAAAAAAGCAAGACGTCTGACTGCAAAAAGCAACTGTTATATCTTTACAAGACTACCGTGGACAGGCTACCCTAAAGTTACAGACGGCTCCCGGTCGCCTGCGCAAGCAAAAGCCCGCGCCGTTGTTCGGCCAGCGGCGCGGGCGACATCTCAAAGACCAAGCGCGTACATGAGGCCGGGGATGACGCGGACGAACAGGAAGCAGCCAGCACAAAGCGCAAGGGCAATGACGATGATAACTTTCCGGACTCTGCGGGGACCAGCGACGGCGGACTCGTATTCCTCAGGCGTCATGCCATCCGTGTACTCATCGTAGAGCGGGCGCCCAGCGTCGTCTGTGAACTTGTTATCATAGATCCGGCAAAAATCAACCAGCGTGCCAATGCCCCAAAAGCCGAGCGTAAAGAGCCAAAGAAGCCCAGTCCAAATCTTGCCGACATAAAACCGATGTGCACCGAAGCCGCCGAGGAAGATACAGAGCAGCAGCGCAGTCGAGCGCTTCTTCTGCGCGGGCTGGCGGGGCTCCCGCGCGCGGGACTCGGCCTTCGCCTGGTCGCGGATGTAATTCACGGTCCCGCAGCCGCAGTACGGGCAGATCAGAGCCTCATCGTCGATCTCTTTGCCACATTTGTTACAGTACATAAAACCTCCTACGGATTACAATCCTTGCACGGCGTGTACAGCGCGGCGGCCTCTTCACGCGAGCCGGTGAAGCTGCCGCGGTTCTCGGGGTTCATCTGGTCGACGTGCGAGCAGCCGGGAAGATGGAAAACGCCGCTGGACTTGTTGTAGATATACGTGTGGATGCTGTCGCCGGTCGCACCGGAGATGGCCGGAGCCTCTGCGGGAAGCGTGCCAGGGAGGAACGAAACAAAATCGCTGACGATCGGTTCCAGCGGCTCCACGTCGAGCGGGTCACCGCCGATGCTGGCGTAATACTCGGCCTGCGCCTCGGTCTGTTCCGCGTCTGTATATTCCGCGCTGCCGGTAAAGGCCGGATCCGCGGCGGGGAGCACAGCGGCGTCGGCCGCCGCGCGAAGCTCTGCGGGCGAAGATTTGTAAGAGCGGGCGGCGGAGATCGTGTCCGCCAGACGGAGCAGCCCGACCCAGCCGACAAAGGCCAGCACACAGCAGACCAGCACAAGCAGAACCCTGCGCCATGTCTGTTTCATGGCAAAACCTCCAGTTTGATATGTAAATTTTTGTAGACTCTCATAATTGTAATTAACGAACGTATGTTCTAATATAATCATGCGAGTCAGGAAAAGGAATCTACAAATATTGTAAGCCACCGCCGAAGAAAGCACAACCGGAAAAGTGAACAAAAAATGAACGGTCTTTTTGTGGAAGAATGGGGGAATGGATAAAATGACGCGAAGTTTTTACCAGCAGGACATCCGCCGCATGCTGCGGCTTGCGACGACGGAACAACTCGATCTGGTCTGGCGCTTCCTGCGCGGACTGGTTGCATAGAGAAAAAAGAGCCGAGGGCGGTCATCCGTCCTCGGCCATTTTTTTTGCGATCTCGGCGAGCAGCTGCCATTCGTCGGCGCTGAGCTTGCTGATGATCGATACAAACCGCTTGCGCGGCGAGTCGTCAGAGTCGTGCATGACGACGCCCATGAACTCGGCGATCTCCTGGTTCCGCGTCAGCTTCTGTTTCATCTCGCCATCGCCAGTGCGGAGCCAGTCCTCATTCACGTTAAACTCCCGGCAGATCAGCTTGATGAACGGCTCATTGGGGCTTGTTTTCTCGCCCTCGAGGTTTGTGATCACGCCGCGGGTCGTGCCGAGACGTTCGGCAAAGTCGGTCTGAGAGAGTCCGGAAGATCTGCGGATCTCTTTGATTCGCTCGTTGATGGTCATTGAAATCACCTCATGACTATATTATACACGCGATGGATGTATTGTCAATACAAAAATATGCAAAATATTTCGTAAACATGTATTGACAAAACATCAGAATGGTGGTACAGTGTAGTCACAATACAAAACACGGAAATAAAGTGTTGCGACAACGCGAGGTGAGAACAATGTCCGAGAAGGAAAAGCAGGTCATGGACTACCTGAAAAAACAGTCCGGGAATCTGACCGACGAACAGCTCCAGCGCCTGAGTGATATCGCCTACGGCATGATGCTGGCGCAGGAGAGCAAGAAGGAGCAGGACAAACAGACTGCGTAAAGCTGTAAAATCTGGAAAAACTAACGCCGGAAGGAGGCTGAACCATGAGAAAGCCGTATGACCCGATCGCGGACGAAGAGCCGCACATCGTGGCCGAGTATCATTTCCCAAACTGCACGGCGTATATCGCCGACAACTACCTGCGCCGGCTGACGCCGGAGCAGAAGGAGGCCAACCGGCAGGCTGCCCGCCGCGTGGCGTGGCAGATCCTCGAGCGGGCCGCAGCCGAAGGGCGTCTGCCCACGGCCAGCAATTAAACGCGCCGCAAGGCGCGTACATAGGAGTCGATATTATGGCGAACGTCAAGACCTACACCCTGACGCTGGATGCGCAGGAGCTGCATGATCTGATCGAGGCGGCGCTGGTCTGCGAGTGCCAGGCTGCGCAGATCATCGGCGGGCTGAAGCGCAAGGGGCTTGACCTGGACGCGCAGAAGCTCGTTACACAAAACGCCCGTCTGGCGCGGCTCGTCAGGCGGATGCAGGAAGCGAAGAAGGAGACAGCATGACAAATTTCGGGAAGACCGTGCGCAAGCGGCTGATCGATCTGGACAAGACGCAGGACTGGCTGGTTACGCAGGTCAGGGGGATTGGGATCCCCTGCGACAAGACATATCTCAGCAAGATACTGAATGGAGCCCGGAAGGGCAAGCAGGTCAAGGCTGCGATCGAGAAGATTCTGGATCTGGAAGGGGGTGCGCTGGGTGGATGAGCTCAAGAAAAAAACGATCGCCGCACTGGAACAGCAGTTGCAGCTGCTGGCCCAGAACGGCGGATCGCCTGCCGGAAAGGCAGAAACGTGCAACGCAATCACGGTCCTGACTGCGCTGCTGCATGAGCTGCGGCAGTTTTAGGAATCAGAGCCGCAATGAGTGTCGAGCCCGCGATAGATGCGGTTGAAAAGCACAGCAATCTGGTCGCCGAGAGATTCATTGCTCGAATCAGTAATGATCAGATTGCCCTTTTCGATCGCGGCAAGCGCGAGCTGAAGCGCAATTTCAGACCTCGTCATATGTTCACCTCCCCTCATATTGACACGATCATTATAAGAGGGGAATAGAGACGTGTCAACAAATTGGACGGAAGAAGATAAGGAGAAACACTATGAGAACCAATCTTGCAGAGCGGCTCGGATATGAGCCGGAGGAAGAGACCAGGGAGCGGCAGGAGCGGCTGCTGGAGGAGCTGCGGTACCGGGAGGCCATGCGGCGGGTGGCAAAGACCTGCTGCGTGTGGCTGGGCGGCGCGGCCTTTGTGCTGGCGGTGATCGCCGGGTACGCAGAGATGACCGACGC